GGTGAAAACAATCAAAATGGAATTATAAATAAACATGTTCCACCACCGGGTATTATCAGCATCGATGCTATAATGCAAAAGTCGATGTATCGTCAGATTACTATCAAGTGGAAGTGTTATTCTAAAGATCATTTGAATTACATGACGCCGTACTTTATGTCCCCTGGCGTTTCAATGTTTATTGAATGGGGTTGGAATCATTATAATCCCAAGTGTTTGTTAAACTTAACCGATATTGGTCAACCAGCAAAAATGAAGGAGTCTGTTGACGATAAAACACCCGGACCATCTGGAGATCCTGAAGATCCCAGAAAGACTAAAGGATTTGGTTTATTGGGAATTTACACCGATCCATTGGAACAACAATTGATTGTTGAAGACGGTAAAGGTCTGTATGATTTAACTTGTGGTATTATAAGTAATTTTGATTATTCTTTACAACCAGATGGTTCATACGACTGTACCACGGAGGTAAAGAGCAATAGCTTCATATATAGTGGCGTTCAAACTCGTAGTAACGCTATGGCATCAACGTCACCGGCTGATAGTAAAGGAAACAAAAAGCCAGAACCGGTTAAGACTCTCAAAGAATACATCCAGAATGACTTTAAATCGTTACCAAAGACCGTATTAACCGGTTTGAATGGTAATACTCCACTATTCCCTATTACGGGATGGCCGGGACCAGAAACCCGTGTATTTATTCCACGTAACTTGGATACTTCTAATGATCCACGTACAAAAATTGATAATGTAACAAAATACAGTTTTGACTCTGGTGCAAACGATGAGTTTTGGATTACTATGGGTTTATTTGTAGACTTGATTAACAAGTTCTGCACAGCAGAGTCACAGAAAACTGGCGCTACATTTAATCAAGTTGACATCAAATCATCGTGGATTGGCGGACATAAAAATCTAATAAGTATTGATGGTAAGGTATTGTTGATACCAAATTCTCAGGCACCTAATATTTCACCATCTGTTGAAGATCGTGGAAACTCAAAAAACTATACAACACCTGACACGCAAAAGGACGGTAAGGATCCATCTGCAATTAGCGAGGCGGATAAAACTCTACAGTCGATATTCAATAGTACAACAAGACAAGATCTCAATGAAATTGTTAACTATTTTAGAATAAAGAACGGTGGCAAAAATCCTGCTGATGTTGAATTTCCATCAAAACAATATGATTATAATTTGGGCAAGTTGGAGAACTTGTATATTCATAAAGATGTCGTTATAAAAGCGGTTGAAAAATCAGAAACGATTACCGACATATTGAACTTCGTTCTGAATAAGATTTCCGAATCTGTCAACGGCCTTTGGAAGTTTAACCTTATTCAATTTGGACCTTCTAATTCTTTGTTATCCATTATTGATACCGATTGTTTTAGTTTGAAACGTTTACAAGAATTGAATTCGGATAAGCGGCCGTATTTGTATTTCTTCAAAAATAGAGCCAGTAGAAACAATATTCAGGCATTGAATTTTAGTGTTAAATTAAGTGATAAGGTTGCTACTTCGGTCATGTTTAATTCACCAAATGATAATAAAACATCTGTTCCTTTGAAGAATCCGTTTAGATTTGTAATAAGAGATAGATTCTATAAGACTATAAACGACGCATCGTATTTGTCTCCGAAAGATCAACAAACTTTAATTAAAGATAAACAAAATCTTGAATTGGAACGTAAACGGTTGGATGAAAAACGTCAAGATGCTATTAAAAAGGAACGTGATGTAAAGGATGGTGCGTACATTTATGGTGTTGTTACCCGTGAAAATGGTGAAGAAAAGACTTATATTCGTAAGTTGGTACTGACTCAAAAAGACTTATTGACTTTATTGGTTAATGATAAAGATCCGTATAATGGTTCGATCAATTCGTTTCCACAACCGGGAATAAAAGCGGAAATTACGGTGACAGGAATTGGGGGACTAAAAACATTTCAAATTTTTGGAATTGACAATTTGCCAGAACCATACGATAAAGACATATTGTTTCAGATAGAAGATGTAAAACATAGTTTACAAAGTAATGGTCAATGGACTACTACTATTACTGCTGGTATACGTCCTACAAAAGGATTAAACGTTAAATCATGATTGAACTAAGTAAATATATTAATTTGGCAGGCAACGTAATACCTCCAGTATTTCCACGTGCATATTTGTTTTCATCTTCTGACATTGATTATAGCATTCCATACACTCGTCGTTATTTTGTAAAAAAGGTCAACGATAACGATGTTATTGAGGTTGAGGGTGACAATTTTAAAAATGTACCAGATAATATCTATCAAAAAGTGAGTATCAACTGGCAAGTTTCAGGAATTCAACGTAGTGTCATTAATGATGGCAAGGTGATACAAGAAGGCGCTTACGAGTATAATCGTAAACAAGTTAAGTTGGCAGAAAAATACATGCCGGGGTTAACAATGAGAATTAGTGAAAAATACTTGGCAGGATTTAAAAGTTGACTTTTTGAAAAGATCACGATATGTTATTGTCAAGTGAACCAATTGACAAAAATTTCATCTGAAATAGGAAAAAAAGATATTATTATGGATGTTATTCCGTTATCGGAATCTACGCATCCTACGGTTACACAACCGTGTTTGGTTCTGATTAAGATAGTACTCACTGATCAATTTTACTGTCTTCATATCGACAGTTATGATGACTTTACATGTTACAAAAAAAGTGAAATTGAACAATTTTTGAATAAACGTCGTGGACGTATTTTTTGTTTTTCAAAACGAAAGGTTTTGCATCAACTAAACGTCAATAATCTTTTGGATTTATCTCTGGTTTGTTTTATTGAACAAGGTGACACTATTGAACAGGATGACTATGACACGTCATCACATTTGTTTTTTAAAAACAAATATCAAAACCACAATGAGATAAATAAAATTATTCCAGCCAACAATCACATATCACGGTTTCTGGATATGTGTGAAGACGTTAAAGTTTATGTCAAAAAGAAATATGACGATTCATACCATGTTGTAAATAGTGCAATTATTGAAACTCTTCAATCAATTGAATCACACGGATTGCAAATTGATTCGGAACAATTTGAGAAACACTTTCCAGAAAGGAAACACTTGGTTATAAATAATAAAGTATATACCGAGTATAATATTTTTACATCAACTGGACGGCCAAGTAATCGATTTGGAGGTATCAACTATTCGGCACTCAATAAAGACAATGAATGTCGTAAAAGTTTTGTATCGCGACACGGCAATGATGGATTATTGGTGATGTTGGACTATAGTGCGTATCATCCACATATCATTGGAAAGTTGATTCGATACAATTTTCCGGAAGGAGTAAATATTTATCGTTATTTGGGTCAATATTATTTCAAAACTGAAGATCTTTCCGAAGATCAGTTGAAGAAGTCGAAAACGTTAACGTTTCAACAATTATATGGGTCCATTTCAGAAGAATATGTTAAAATTCCTTATTTTGCGAAGATTCGTGAATATATTCAACATCGATGGGAATTTTTTAATGAATTTGGGTACATTGAAACGCCAATTTTCAAGAGACCGATTACCAAGAATCACTTGAAAGACGCAAATCCAAATAAATTGTTTAATTACATTCTACAAGCGTCTGAAACTGAGTTTTCAGTTCAAAGTTTGATGGATATCAATCGATATTTAACAGACAAACTGACAAAACCGGTTCTGTATACGTATGATTCAATTTTGTTTGACGTAAATAAGTTTGAAGGAACAACGGTGTTGATGGAAATTACAAGATTAATGCAAAATCAAGGATTTCCCACCAAGTGTTATTTTGGACAGAATTATCATGACATGCAAACTGTAACTATTTAAAAAGTTCAGTTTTGGTAAGATACACAATATTTATTAGATATTGTGTCGTCATGAATAAAAATAAAATTATAAAAGATATTCTAACTGAGTATGCGTTATTAGTTGAAGATGGTGGAATCTCCAAAGTTGATGCTGACAAGTTATTAACCGCTATTGAAAACTGTGGATATAGTGAGTATTTTTCACCAACAACTGTTCAGAAGATTGTTGAGGCTGACACAAAGATCGGTTCTTCGAAATATTTGACCGATGATGAAATTAAATCGTTCAACGTCATGGTTGGACCATTGAGACGTGCTGGTGATTTCAATGACAATGATTTGAAGCAAGTTGATCTAAGTTTGGCTTATAACAAGCCAGCAGAACGTTTTCCGGGCGATGTTCATGTACCCAATGGTTTGACCTACGACGAAATGGTTGACTTGGTTTCAAATCCAGAAAAACGCAAAGAGTATGGAATCCCTGAAAACCTTGAATTAAATTTCACAAATTCAAACACAAAGTTAAGACTTAAGTTTGGACCCAAGTTGGTCTCAATGATCAACGTGCCACAGGGATTGAAAATTGGCACTCCCGGTTGGAGATCTGTTTTGTTGTATTTGCAATTGTACCGTTCACTTGGTGATTTGTTGAAATCAAAGACAGTTAAGGCAAGTGGCATTGAACAAGAAAAGATCAAGGCTGATCAACTTAACGAGTGGCTCAAAGAAAACAATCCAGAGAAAGTTGTATTTGATCTTCATGTTTGGGACAAGGGAGAACACGTTAACACTGGTGTAAAAGTTGATTCTGCTATACACCTACAATTGGGTACTGGAGAAAAGGCAGACATTGCCATGTTGGAACGTGGGCGTGAAGTATTTTGGATTTCCTTCAAGGGTGGTGATTTCAAGGAGGGAATGAGTACCAGTGAATTGGCAAATGTTGATTTTCCACAATATGGTGGATTCGTTGGATTGGATGACATTTATAAGACTGACAAAGTATGGTTGAGTGTCAAATCAAAGATGGTATCTGGTATTGTTAAGAACTATCCAAATCGTATTGAAGTCAATCCAAAGACTACTACATTTGATGAAAAGGGCAATCTTGTTAATTTTAACGGTGTTCCCGCCATTGAATCACTAAAGGGTCAAGGTGAAATGTAC